TGTGGAATTTTTAAAGATTCATCATGTAGGTTATCAGGATCAATGACAGCATCACGCTCCCACATCTCCTGAATTTTGTCAAGGTTCATAAAATACTGACCACCGAGAAGGATTATCTGGACATGAAGCGTTTGGAAGATGACATTTTAATGTCATAGCACAATTACAAATTGTACATTGGTTACGTTTATTAAACTTAGAACACTTCTTACATATACTGATTCTTTCTTCATAAATTTTATGAGGTACTAAAATCTGCATAATACTATTATATCATAATTTTTTACCAGTTGGACCTACTATATCGTAGATTGTATATTTGAAAGTAACATCTGCTGTAAAGTAATTTATATCACTCTCTGTAGCATCAAATTCCAAAGATGTCAAGTATACTGGAAATAAATCTCTGAATTTTACAACAGCAATATCATTATAATTGCTGTTTAGAATATGAAGTGAACCATCACTATATTGTTCTTTCTTATCTCTTTGCCCTTCTTCGTTTTTAGTTATATCAATAAATTGTTGTGGTGATTCTGGAAAACCTAATCCAGTTAACCAATTATGAATCTTCATATAATTCTCAAGATTCTCATCAACTAAAAATCTTACATTCAATTCTCCATAGGTAAGTTTCTCACCAGGAATATCAATATCTTTAAGGTAAGTTGATTCTATTGCAGTTCCTAAACTAATGTCAGGAATACGTGCAGTATTAGAAAAGAATGAAACTTTAGGGTACTTTGATAGTGCAAATTTAAACCCTACTGGAGCAAGAAAGTTTCTATTCTTTATTTGGTTGGCTAATGCTCCACCGATTGATGTCATTATTCTCCTCCACCATTTCCACCATTTGAACCGTTGCCACCGCCACCGTTGCCATTACCGCCACCATTAGCAGTCCCATTAGATGGTTTTCCATTCTGTCCATTTTTTGTATCCTCATCAGGTTCAATATATCCACCCCTACCTACATGATATCCACGAGGTGGAACTGCACATTTATTTCCGTCATAATATTTTCCAGGAGGGCATCTTTTTAAAGCTGCTTCCTCAATAAATTTGTCAAAATCTTTCATTAGTCAATAATTTGTTCGTACCATTCTTCACTCATACCCATTATAATACTATCTGCAGATTCTGCATTCTCAGCATAACCCTCATCAATAAGATGCTTTACAATCTTATCATGACGTTCTACTGCTTCTTTATACTGTTTAGGAGTTGGTTTCATTTTTAATTTACCTATTGAGATATTTATTATATGCCGTATTTTTCGGCTGCTATAGGACATGCTGCCTTTACAACTGCAGTTAACTTAGCAATCTCATCGCCACCTGATGAACCACTTGATGCTCTTGAATCACATTTTGCTGCAATATCTGCAACTGCTTTTTCCAATGCTGCAAGTCTATCTTCAACCTTTTTTTGAGTAGCACCTGTAGGAGCTTTATGTGTTTGTGCCTCTAATGCTTTTAGTCTTCCCTCTACTTCTACATCATATTTTGACATAGATGCACCAGATGCGGAAATAGATGCTTTTCCTTTAGACATGATTAATTTTAAACGCTATATTTTATTTAGACAAAAAAAGAGGACTCTTTCGAGTCCTCTTTGAAAAATATATAAGCGTCTCGCTTACATGAGGTTTTGAACCTTAACACGTCTGTAGTAACGGTTAGAACTAACCTTAAGTCTTCCTAGACCTTGATCTAAACCTTCAGCAAATGGGTTTGCAACAAGACCGTATCTTGTCTTAAATCCGATTTTTGGCTGGAAGCTGTTCTCTCCAACTGCACGAACCATCTGTAGAGGAACGTATGGGCAGTAGAATAATCCAGCGTCATAAGGTGATGAACCTTTATATCCAATAACATAATACTGTTCTGCAGTACCGTTAGATGAATATGGGTCGATGTATACTCTATACTTACCTTGAAGTACACCAGCAAATGTATTGCCTGTGTCATCAACATTAAGGTTAGCATTAAGTGCAGGGGTGTAATCAAGAACACCTGCCATTGTGAGTGCAGAAGCAACGTCAGCAGAGCAGAGGATCATGTTACCCTTTCCACGACGAGTCTCTTGTGCGATTGCGTTTGCATCACGCTCGATTTGGAAAATAAGTCCTTTGAACTTCTCAACAGACCATCTACCGTTTGAGTCGATGTCTAAGTCGAATGTACCAGCTTGTGCAACGTTAGTTTGTGCACCAGATTTAGCAACCTTGTAGATTGTTCTGATAACTTCTCTGTTGATTTCAGCAAGAATCTCAGTAGAAAGAATGTTAGCAAGTTCTGCTTCAGCATTCAATCCGTGGATTGCTTTCAAGTCTTGAGCTAACTCTAGTGAGTACTCAGCTTTCAACGCACGTGACTTCGCAGTAACGGTGACTTTCTCGATTGAGAATGCCATCTGGTTGAATTGGGTACCACCGCCATCTCCAAGAGCTTCAGCGTCCTCGGTATCCATACCCTGACCAACTGTATATGCCTTTTGCTTGGCAGCTGATTCTGGGTTAAGTAGTCCAGGATTACCTGTGTTAGTTGCGTTAGCACCTGATTGAGATGTTGTACCGAAACCAACGGCTGCTCCGTCAGAAGTTTGTTGTGTGTAACCAGAGTTGGTTGCAGCAAAAGTGCTGTCTTGTCCAGCGAATGCAGAATCTGCTTCATCGAATAAAGCTTCTGTTCCGTCTTGTCTGGTGTAGCGTGAACGCATCGCAAAGATGAGTCCAGTTGGTCCATTCATTGGTTGAACACCAGCCAAGTCATATGCGACTAGGTTTGGCATTGAACGACGAATAAGACTAATAAGTACAGGGTCGAAACCTGCAACAGGTCCTGAAGCAGCAGTTAATCCAGATACACCTGGTGATGTACCAGAAGATCCAGTACCATTTGCTGGTGCTTCTGAAAGGAATTCTCTCTCCTCTCTAAGTGCGTTTTCTTGGTTCTCCAAGAGAACTGCGGTAACCATTCGACGATGTGAATCTTGAATTTTATCCGAACCTTCGTGGTC